CTAAATTTTTCTGCACGTTCACCTACAAATTGTATTTGATTTGCTTTTTTCTTTTGTTCTTCGTATATTTGTACACCTAAAATATTATCTCTAACCCATTCTCTTGCTTCTAGTGGGTCAACACCAGATGCTAATAAGTTTTTATATTCAGATGTTTGTGTTGGGTCAGTGCTGCCTAAAAACCATCCTTGACCTAAATCTATATCTTTACCTGCAGCTTTAGCTGTGTCTATCTCACCAAGTAACGTAGCTTTACTTTTTTGACTTGCTTCTTCGTGAGACATACCTTGTTGTCTGCCTTCTAAATATCTTACTCCTCTTGGCGCTGCCATCTCCCATAAGTTTTGAAAACCTATAAACGCACCACGTACTGACCTACGTATAGCACTTTTTAATTTACCTTCTCCATCATCTTCTTTTTGTATAGATTCTTTCATAACTATTTGCTGCAGTCTTGGGTCATCTGCTGCAATACCTAGTTTGACTGCACCAACTAAAGAACCTTTACTTATTGTTGGATAACGTTTTACTATTGCAGATGCTCTTTGTGCTTGCTCCTGGTCAACAGAAGAAGGTGCTACAGCTTGACTTATAGCTCTTTTAGTTTGTGAATCATCCTGGAATGATGCCGCATCAAATACACTGTACGACATGTTATCTTATTAATCTTGCTAAAAGCGGGTCACCAGTTAAGTCATAAAATTGTTGTATTAAAGATTCTGTAGTATCTATTGGTTCTTGCGCACCTACTCCAGGACCAAAAGGTAAACCATCTTCTACTGGTCTCATAGGTTGGTCTGTACTTCTAAAAACACTTTGTTGTGGTTGTGGTGCTGCAACTGGCATAGGTGTTTCTTCTGGTAAATTTAAATTCTGTACCTCACTATTCAAATCTTTTAGTGGTTCTTTTTCACCATATGTCATTCTTGTTTGGTCTATGTAATTATTAGATGCTGGTTTTACAGCATTATTTCTTTTAGTAATTCTGGTTGCCATC